TTCATCAATTCCTTATGCACGACTTCCCGCATCGCGCCGTGGTCGTCCACGCGGACGCCGTGCTTTTTCGCCCATTCCGCCCACATCTTCATCGGGATGTTCGCCACCAGCCTGCTCTCGCCCATCCGGTCCAAGCCCGCCGACTGCATCGCTTTCGACTTTTCCGCTATCGGGGTGAAGTCGTGCGTCTGCTTCACCAGAACCTTGCCATCCTCGAAGGTCATTGTCTCGGACAATTTCATACGTCATCCCCTCATCATCCTTGCGCGCCTTTTGCGCATCCCCAAGGCGCATGATGTCGCCCTTGTTTGTCCGTGCCCAAACTTGCGTCATGTGATTCTCTCAAAGTGTTGGGGGCGGCTTTTGACCGCCCCCGCCGTTATTAGGACACTGCGGCCGAGAACGGGGTTGCTTCGGAACCGGTCGAAACCAGCGAGCCGCGAACCATCCAGATGCCGGAAGCCACGTCTTGCAGTTCCACCAGCGAGCCGCGAACGCCGCCAGTGGTGGACCCGCTCATGGTGATGGTGTCGGTGTCCGACGCGGTTGGGCAAGTCACGCCTGCAACGTCAGTTGCAATCGAAACAACGCCTTGCATGACGTTCGTACCAGCGGCCACACGGATCACATGGCTGCCAGACGAGACGGTGGCACCCACGAAAATCGTGTAGGTCGCGCCCGAACCGGTGGCGCTTGGCAGGGTGATAATCCGGCCCGTGGTGGAGTTCAGGTTGATGGTGCGGCCCGCATAGGCATCATCATCAAGCGTGGTGGCGGCGGTGATTTCAATCACGCCGAGGTTGGGTTTGTATTCGGAAGCCATGTTGTTTCCTCCTTACGAAACGGTGTTATCATAGACGGCCCCGGACGACTTCTCATTCTTGCAAATGAGGGTCAGTTCGGTAATGATCTGGCGCTTTTCGCTGTCGCCAGTCTTGGCCAGTTCGGTGTTGCGGGTCGGGCGCAGAACGCCAACAGCCCACATGTCATCCTGCATCACGAACACGTCGCGGCTGCGGTTTTCACGCGTCGGCATGAACTCAACAGTGCCCCAAGGTGTCACATAGACGGACATGTGCTTGATGACCTTCTCGGCTTCAGCGGTCACGTTCGAACGCTGGTTGTTGTTGCCGGTGAAAGTCAGAGCCTTGTTCATCTGGAACGCCGACAGATAGACGGTATCCGGCTTTCCGCCAGAAACCCAGATCGCCTGCATCACGCTGTCGAACTTCGTCTGATCAAAAGCAGTCGGAGTGCCGTCATCGGTGCGGGCGTTAGTGCCGTCGCCGGTCGGGTCAGCACCCGAAGAACCAGATTGGAAGTTGGTGTTCGTGGTCATCCAAGCCGGAACGCCTGCCAAACGACGAGCGGCAACCGACGAGCCTGCCGAGCGTGCTTGGTTCGCAAACAAGGCCTTCTCAATGTCCAGCTTCTGCTCCTTGGCGATCTTCAGCACTTGGTAGGCCATTTCGCGTGCGCGACCGGCTTTATTCAAGCCATCGTCGGTGCCGGGGATGGCAACGGAATTCTTGAAGATCTGCGTGTAGTTGCCCAAACGCGTCGTAACAGAACGCGCTTCCGGGGCGGTGTCGCCGCCTTCGATGTGGGCGTTATCAGCGGACGAACGCAGAGCATCGGTCTGCCATTCGTGCAGCGTGTTGGTTGCCTTGGCCTTGCCGCAACGGGTGTAAAACGGCGTTTCCTCGGGCGAGATGTCATAGATGATGTCTTGGAGATCCTCGCGGATACCCTTCACATCATAGCTGTCAAGCGTGTTGGTTGGCTGTGCCATGATCCAAATCCTCTAACGTTTCATTTGAACAGAAGATCAATGAAAGCCTCCGGCTTGCCACCATTCTTCCGTGCTGCGTCGATCTGCTTTTTCCGAACGATCTGTTGCGGCTCAACGCGGCGCATCGATGGCTTGATTGACTTGGGCGCAACGGGTGCCTGTTTGGTCCGTGCAACCTGCAATTCGCGCCACTTCATCGCGTCGTGTAGGACCAAGACATGACGAGCGTCGATGATGCCCCCCAATTCCTGGTCAGAAAAACCGTAAGCCTCGGTTGCCGTTGATCTGATCTTGGCCGTAATATCGCGGGCCTTGTTCGGATCGGCAAACTCTGGAATGCGCGACTGCAAAACTTTGCCCTGATCTGCAACAAACTCAGTCATTGCCCTGTCCTGCATTTGGCGCTGTGATGCTGCCGTCTGCTGGATTTGGTATTGCTGCGTCTGAAACTCGTTCAGGTCTTTGCGATAGCGCGCATCTGCCTGCATGTAGCCGATGGGGTCTTTGTCCATCATGGCAATGTCAGGCGCTTGCGGTGGTGCCTTGAAACCCTGCGATTGGATGGTTTGCACCACCTGCATGAATTTCGATTGCTCGGTTTGAAGGGCTTCGTAAAGCTCCGTCGCCTGTTTACGGGCTTCGGCTGCTTCCTGCATACCCTTCTGGATATAAGCCTGACCGGAGAATGAACGTTTTAGGTCGTCCAGCGTTACATCGACTTCCTTGCCGTCAACCTTGACGGTGTATTTCGATGGCGCTTGTTCCTGTGATTCTTCTTCGTTTTCGGCTTCGACTTCTTCCGGCGCGTCAACCTCGGTTTCTTCGCCTTGCGCTTCAGTCTCTTGCGCTTCCAATTCCGGCTCAATCGCAGGGGCTTCCTGCGGTGTTGCATCCGGCTTGGGTGGTTCCTCCATGATCAACAGCGAATTAACCGCTGCTTCCATTTGTTCAGTCGCTTCCATTGCGGTCCTGAGCCTTTTTGTCTGCGACCTTCTCAGCGTCGATACGCGTTTGAATAGCCGCAATGAATGTTTCAACAGCCCGAACCGCCTCATGCGCCCGCGCTATTGCTGTTATATCAGATGCCGGGTTCAAAAACAATTGCACCGCGTCATTCCTGATTTCATCGCAGATTGAGGTGAAAGGCTCGTAGCCTTCAAGCTGGCGGGCCTGTGTTGCGCGCTGGCGAATATCAAGCATTTGGCATCATCCCCATCGGCTGGCCCATTGGCATTCCCATAGGCTGCGTCATGGCCTGTTGCGCGCGGATTTGCTGCTCGTTCAGGCGAATGCCGCTGTTGGCGAGTATTTTTGCCGCCTCAATGGCGAGGTCTTGGATCATCCTATCCCGCTCACGGTCGTCCTGCATTTGGGCCTTCACGAAGTCCATTTGCATCTTCTGTTGATCTGCCTGCACCCGCGCCGATGTTTTCATCTGCTCGGCTTGCAAGAATGCCGCGTTTGGATCGCTGGGCTGCTGCTGCTGGCCTTGCGCTGCTTGCGCCGCCTGCATCATCAACTGTTGCTCCATCTGCGGGTTCATCGGCTGGTAATACCGCTCCGCATTGTGCATCCCGCCATGGCGCAGGATGTCGGCTAGGGTGTTGCGGATGTTGGTCATCGTAACAACGCCATTCTGCGGCCCGTATGACTGCCAGATGCCCATCTGCGTTTGCAAAGTTTCGCGCAGCACCATCGCCCGCTCTTCGTGCTTGTTGGTGCCGATGCCGACGTTAACGGTCAGGTCAGTGTCAGCCGACCAAGAGCGCGGGTCAACCGGCACAAACTCGCCGTTGATCCGCATCATCTCTTGGCCGCCGATGTGCTGCTTGGCCAGTTTGGCGATGATCTTGAAAGCCTGCTTATAGCCGCCCTCTGCCAAGTGACGCGCAATCAACTCAGAAACTTGATTGGCGGCCTGCACGGCTGCATTGACGCCCTGCGCCGTCTGCGATTGCAGCACGTTGGCATCCAGCCCCATACCGGCCCCAGAAACGCCCGTCTTGGCCCGGATCGCTTCATCGTAATAGGTGATCGCAGGCAACAGACCGCCAGCCATGCCGCCGATGGTGATTTCCCGCAAAGCCGACACGTCCTTGGTGCGGATGACCGCGCCGATTTCATTGTTCAGCACGTCGTCCATGTTCACAAGCTGAGAATTTACCACCATGCGCGGGTTGTTGATCAGCGCCATGTTATCCAGCAAGCCGCGCAACAGGGCCGTGGCGGCGTCCTGATCGTCCGTGATGATCTCCACCAGCGACCGACCAAAGAACGCATGGGCCTCGGGGTCAACTTCAAAAACCGCAAACGGCATCTGGTCGCAAAGTTCATATTCAAGCAGTTCATAGCTGCCGCCGCCGCACAGGAATTTGTAAAGCCGGGGAATGCCCGTCCCTTCAATGTCCATCTTCATATAGGCTTCGGTCAGCGTGATTTTCCGCATTGACGGATCGTTGGCGTCCTCGTCTGTGTCGGTTGCATCCCATCCCAGGCGTTGCAGGGTTTCCTCCTCGTCAACGCGCCCGTCTGTGGTCCCGCCCATATTATAGACGGTTTCAAAGTCAAACCCCATTGCCACAACATCGCCTACCCGCATTTCTGCGCTGTGGCCGCAAACATAACAATCCTCGATCCCGGATGCATTTCGGTCCACAAAGAAATCCTCCGGCGCTACAACGTCAATGCAAATTTCCTTGGATCGGCTTTCCTTGGCAACCTTCACGTCATACATCGCAGGCATGATGGTCATGCCCATTTCGTCAATCGTCGCCTCCTGCGTAACTTCTTCCTCCAAGATTTCAATCTCGGGGTCCATCCGCAGCATTTGCACCTGATCCTCCATCAGGTC